AACAAAGCCGAACGCATCATCCGCCTCAACGAAGGTGGGACGATTTACTACATGGGCATCTGCAACAGCGACGGGTCCGCTGCCCGCATCGGTTCATTGCAAGCAACCGGCATCTTCGTCGAACAAGCCGAAGAAATCGACGAAGGCGCATGGCAAATGCTGCTGGGCCGCATCCGCTCACAAGCCGATGGGCTGGCAAATCAACTTTACGGCGTATGCAATCCCGGCGCCCCAACGCACTGGCTGGTGGACCGATTCAAAATCAACCATCCGCACATGCGCCCAGCGCACGCCGAGTACATCCCGGTCACGACATATGACAACGCCCACAACCTGCCGCCTGGATACATCGACGGCCTGCTCACGATGGACCCGTGGCGCAAAGCCCGCTACGTCTTTGGCGAGTGGGTCGGTGCAACCGGCGTCATCTACGACAACTTCCGCAATGATCTGCATGTGGTCGAGCGTGCCGGCCCGTGGATTCGTGCCCGCATCGGTGTTGACGATGGGCACACCAACCCCACCGCTATGCTGCTGGCGTTGCAAGCCGAAGACGGACGTTGGCACATCGTCGCTGAAATCTACAAGCCCGCGATGCTGCTGAGCGAGAAGAAAGCCGCGGTGAAAGCCCTCGCCGCGATGGTGCCGAACATGCGGGTGCCCATCATCGTCGATTCGGCTGCCGCGGGTCTTATCGCCGAACTGCGAGCCGAAGGGCTGCCCGTGCGTGGCGCCCACAAGGAAGTGCTGTACGGGATCGGCGTTGTCCGCCAGCAATTCAACCTGCTTGACAATCACCCGCAATTGACGATCTCGCCCAAGTGCGGGAACCTCATCCGCGAACTCAACGCTTACCAGTGGCGCGACGATCAATCAAACGACGCCCCGCTGAAAGAACACGACCACGCCCCCGACGCGCTGCGATACTTCATCATGGATATCCATGTTGCGGGCAACGAGGAAGCCGCCATGACGCCCATCGAAACCAGCATCGCCAACGCCGACGACGGCGAAGAACACGGCCCGTATGTCGCCGGCACAACGCCCGAAGAACTGGACGCGGCAATCGCAAAGAACAAACACGCCGATCTGTTCAAACCCAGCAAAGGCAAGGGCTGGAAGCAATGGGCATATCGCGAAGCCGATCACAATTACGTGGTTGCAGCCGCCCACGGTGGGCAGAAATATGACAGCATCATCGTGGTCCTCGATTCGCGTCTGCGGATCAAAGTCGCGGAGTACCGCGGACGCCCAAGCCCAGCCGATCTTGCCCGTCAAACGTGCGCTGCTGCAATGTGGTGGAGCCGCCAAATGCAGAGTTACGCACCGATCATGTTCAAAGCCGACGGTGAAGGCGAGCAAGCCGTGAAGCACGCCCGACGCATCTATCCGGCTGTCAAGCGCGGGATCGGCAACCAACCTCAACACGGATGGCTGTATGACCCGCGCAACCAAAACGCGATAATGACCCGCCTGCGCGAGCAAGTTGCCGCGTGCAAGTACACTGAGCGCAGCACGGCAACGCTTGACGATCTGGCCCAGTACGAGCCGCGACGCGGGACGATGCTGCCGCGCGCGATGGACACCGCAAACGACGAACCGCGGTTTTGGGTCGATGGCGCCCAAACAACCGCGCTTGCGTTGTGGATGGCCGAACGACTGACGGGGAACGCGGACAAAGACCGCGAATCGCAGGGGCCGGAAGAGGCTCCAATCTGAAAAGGACACCTCCCGTCAGCGAAACGAGAGATGTCCAAACGACAAACAGGGACCATTGTGTATGCCACAACTCGCAGCAATTCAATGAGCAAATGCTCATGATCTTTGCGGGTTGGGTATTGCTTTGCGTGTATCGCATCTCGTTCGCTAAACCCCGCCACCTAGTTAGCAGGTGCTATACTTTCTCGTCTACCAGTTGCGCGGAGTAGCCGCGTGCCTAAGTCTGCTGCACAATTGAGCAAAGCCGTTCTCGAAGCAGAGAAGGCGATGAAGCCGTTTCGTGCAAGTCGCACCGAAGCGATTTCGCGCATACTTGGGCGACACTACGGCGCAAACACCGACCAGAAACGGCGATACAACAACCTGCTGCTGGACATGATTCGGCTGCATCAGGCGCGTCTTGTGCCTGCTGTCATTCAGCCGCGCATTCGCCACGTCCTTGATATCGAAGACAACGGCGACGCGACGATGATTGCGCAAATCCTCAAACAGTTGTCGGAAGAAATCGATTTGATCGGCACGCTTTCGACGGTGGTGATGGAAGCGGGATTGTCGCCGTTTGGCGTGATGCGGTGCGGTATTGCGGCGGGGCATGATGTTGCACGCTCTGACCGATCAACGCTGAGCGTCGGCCAGTTCTTCGCCTTGCCGGTGCTGGGTTCGGATTACTTCATCGACCCGATCGCGCGAAGCGTGGAAGAGGCGACGCTTGAAGGCGACTGGTGCTGGCTTGACCAAGAGGCGGCGTATGAATCCGGCGCGTATGACCCAGACGCACTTGATCGGCTGTTCAAACTCTCCGACCACATTGACCAAGAACCTCGCCTGAGTACGGGCGCATCGTCGCAGGATGAGCCGTATCGCGACAAGCTCATGGTGTGCGAATGTGCGATGCGTTACCCCGATGGAACGTGGTACGTCGCGACGCTGGGCGGGACGCCTGAGCGACCAGGTAGTGAATTCCTGCGTGAGCCGCAGCCGTTTGCGGGGCCAGAGGGCGGGCCGTATGCGAAACTGTGCTTTGACCGCGTACCCGGCGAACTGTTTGGCTTGTCGCCGGCGGCGCAAGTCATGGACATTGACGAAGCCCTGAACGATATTGTGTCGCACACGGTCGTTTCGGCCAAGGAATCAAAGCGAAATTACATCTACGACCCCAGCGAAAGCGACATGGTTATGCGGCTGCGTGATGCCAAGCCGTTTGGCGCGATTGCTGGTGATCCCAAAGCGGGCGTAGCGACCGTAGACACGGGCGGCATCATGCCCGACTTGATCCGTGGCGCCGAGTTTGCCCGTGCAATCGCCAACAACGCAACGGGGATGCAGCAACTTATGTCGGGCCAAAGGTCAAGCGCGGAGACTGCGACCGAATCACTCGCGTTGCAGGCGGGTGCGCAGCAACAGATTGCGTCGATGCAGGCCAAGGTTGAAAAGCTCATTGGCGACGTGTTCGGCCATATGGCGTTCCACGCCTTCAACGATCCGAACGTGTCGCTGCCGATGGTCATTCGGATGCCGGGAACCGAGTCGGCGGTGGTCAACTACCCGGTCGGCGCCCGCGAAATGGACTGGTTTGAGTGGCGGTATGACGTGGAACCGCTGCCGCGGCTGCCAATGGACGCGAACAGCCAGCTTGCCCGCCTCACGCAAGCGTTGCAAATGTTCACGCCGATCATGCAGTTCGGGATGCAGGTTGGTATTCCCCCGCAATCCATCTCCGAGTTCTTCGCGACGACGTTTGGCGCGCCCGACATTCGGCGGCTGGTGCCGACGATGCCCCAGCAAGCGGCGTTGCAGGCGTATCAACAGGGATTGCCCCCGCTGCCGCAGCGACAGCCAAACCCCGCCCAGGGCCAGCCCATCAATCAAGTTCGTGCCGATGCGGTTACTCCGCAACCCGCCTCAACGGGCGTGTACTGATCCTCTCAGACCCGTGCGTGGCGTGTTGCCCGCCGGGGTCGATTATGCCCCTCTACGACATCGTTTGCGTGTGCGGATACAACGGCGAAGCGTTCTCGCGCGTCGCCGATTTGCGTCATGGCCTTTGCAAGTGCCCCCAGTGCGGTAAGCACGCGCCCCAGAACTGGGAAGCAAAGCAGGTCGGCATCGGCGCCGGTCGCGAATTGCACGGGTCAAAGGCAATCAGCCAGCAACATTGGTGTCATGCCAGCGAAGTTGACACGTTCCGCGCGGGCGTTGCTCGTCACGGCGGCGACCCGTCGTGCGTGAAGGCGAACGGCGACGTGGTGTATCGCACGCAAGGGGACAAGTACAAGACGGGCCGGGCGTTCGCGCGTGCCGAGCGGGAGTTGCGAGAAAAAGCGAGCAAGACATGAGCAAGACGAAGCCCACCGTGAAGCCGCTGGGCTTCGCATCCGCTTACGACAACGAGGAAAACGTGCTGACGCTCCGCATGAAGTGGGCGACGATGGCGGATGAGCATTGGTACTTGCTCCAATCCGACGAGCATTTCGACAACGAACACTGCGACCGCGAGTTGTACAAACGCCACCTGGACGAAGCGATTGCACGCAACGCGGGGATTATCAAGTTCGGCGACACTTTCTGCGTGATGCAAGGGCCGGGAGACAAGCGTTCGTGCCTATCTGCCTTGCGTGATGCTCACAAGCAGAGCGACTACTTCAACCGCGTGCTGGAAGATGCTGTTGCGTTCCACGCGCCGTATGCAAAAAACATGATCGGCGTCGGCATCGGGAACCACGAAAGCAGCGTCACGAAGAAGTACGGATGGGATATCACCTCGTTGTTCGTCGATAGGCTCCGGCGCGAGTGTGATTCGCAGGTGGTCCGCACTGCCTACACCGGCTGGATTCGCTTCATGGGGTCGTGTAGCGAACAGCGAAGCAGCCTGAAACTTTGGTACACGCACGGGTACGGCGGCGGCGGACCCGTCACGCAAGACACCATTCAGGGCCAAAGGCAGATGGCTTACGTGCATGGCGCCGACATTACCGTCAGCGGGCACACGCACGACTCATGGATGCTCGAGCGCGTGGCTATCAACCTCTCCGACTGCGGCAAGCAGAACCGAAAGACGACCGTGCAAGTGAAGCTGCCCACGTACAAAGACGAGTACGGGAAGGGCGAAGGCGGCTGGCACATTGAAACGGGGAAACCGCCAAAGCCGCTAGGGGCTTACTGGCTGCGGGTCTTCTGGCATCGTCGCGATGGGATGCAATTCGAGGTGCAACGAGCAAGATAAGGGGGAACATCATGGCGTGGCCTTCGCTTGAGCCGGTGTTTCCCGACGATGCCGTGTCCCCAGACTTTGACGACCTGCTAGCCGATTGCCCTTTCTACAGCGGGAACTAGCCATGAAAGACGACCAGTAAATGATGAGCAAATGCTCATACCCGATCCAAGTGTTAGCGTGTACTAATTTGGTATGGCTGAGAACACGCAAACTGTTGAAGACCAGCAAGTTGACGAACCGGCGGCGGAAACGTCGCCAGAGGCCGAATCTGCATGGGAAACCGTGCGGGAGGCTATTGAAGTTGAAGCCCCTGCGCCGGAAGGTGCGGGCGAGACGACGCCCGACGCGGCTGAGTCTGAGCCTGCCCCTCCTGAGTTGGGCGAAGAAGACTTGGGTGCGATTGCGGACCTGCGAGCGCAGTTGTTTGGCGATGGTGACGAAGACAAGAGTGTTGCAAACGCTGCTCCTGCGGCTGGCGTGGCAAGCGCGGCTGCCACAACTGAACCCGCAAAGCCCGCTCGCTGGGAAGCCACGCAAATTGACCCGAGTGCGACACTCAGGGCTTTGGGGTACGACCTTGATTCTGAGGACGCGGCGCCCATCAAGGGACTGATCGAACATACCAACAAGCAAAGTCAGTACATCGCCAGTCTTGAAAGCAAACTAGACGGCTTGCAAGCGGGCCTGACCGAGTTTCAACAGCACAAGAAGTCTTTGGATGACGCTCGCACCCAGAGCATTGAGCGCAACATTCACGGCGAAATAGACAAGTTGGCGAAGGCCAACCCGTTCTTTGGCAAGGTCTACGGACTGAGCGAGAAGCTCACGCCTGAAGCACTCAAAGAACGCCAGGCTTTGCTCAAAGGCATTGCGAAGATGCCGGGCGTGACGCTTGACACCGTGGTTAGCAAGGTTGCGCAAGCGGCCAAGATTCGTCACGGCGTGCAATCCCAAAAAGCCGCAAATCCTGTCCAGAGAAGCACGCCACCCCGCGGTGGAAGTGCGAAGCCACTGACCGGCTTTGCTGCTGTCGAAGCCAAACTGGGCTTGAAGCGATAACGACTCCCGCGCTGGCGAAAGCTGGCGCGACTGTTTCTGAGGTATTCGGGGCAAAGCCCCAAAGGTGACGCAATGCCCACATATCAACCGGGGTATGCAAACACGATGTTGGCGGACGTTATCAATACGGTCCTGCCCGAGTTGCCCAGCATTTTCGAGGAAACGCTCCGCGGATCGGCGTCGAGCTACGTCTGGGCCGACATGTTCTTGAAGAACATGCGCTCGGTCGGCGGTCTTGGTGCGCTGCACGAATTCCGCACCAAGCGTGGTACGGGCCTCAGCACGCACAAGGCTTACGGCGACACTCCCGCACCCAGCGTCGAAAACCTGCTCTCTCGCTACACCACGCCGCAGCGATTCCTGAAGTGGGGTTATGCGTTTGACGACATCGAAAACGCGTTTACGACCGACAAGGAAGCGATCTACGACGCGGTGAAAGCCCGCATCTCCGGCGAAATGGAAGCCAAGTTTGAAGACATGGAAGGCATCGTCATGGGCGTGCCCCAGAACTCTTCGGACAACGAGGGCGTTCACGGCATCCCCTACCACATTCGCCCAGGCATCGACTCGGGCGGCGCAGTGGTCGCGACTGCAACCCCTGCCGCAAACGGTCGCTACCTGAAGGCGTGGGGCGATACCACAACCACCAACCGCGAACGGTACTTTGAAATTGCCGACCGTGGCGACCCCTCTGTTGCTCGCGTCAACAACTACACGGCGTTGTACTCAGGAAGCATCGACGAAGCCGCACAGAACACGATGCGGCTCATGCGGCGCGTTCTCAACTGGAAGCGGCTCGAAGGCTTGCAGGGTGATACCAGCGGTCTTGCTGGCAACTTCCCGTACACGGTTGTCGTGCCCGAAACCATTGGCGTGGCGATTGAAGCATTGGCCCAGGACTGGGTTGAAGAAACGGGCGGCGACGTTGCCGGTGTCACGGGCGACCGTGTGCGTTGGCAAAACATTCGCTTCGTCGAGAGCAAGTTCCTCGATAGCGTGAACGGCCTTCCGATCTACCTGCTCAACACCAACAAGATTCGGCCCATGCACCATCGCAAGTTCAAAGAGAAGCAGTACGACATTCGCAGCGCGGAACAGGTCACGACTCGCCGGCTCACGACCATCATGAGCTACAACATCGACTGCGACCTCCCCCAGCAAGCCGGCGCGATCATCCACACATCCGCAATCTGAACCCCCTGAATCAACCTTGGCCTCCGGCCAAAGGAGCAAATCATGTCAACGAAAGTTATGGTTTCGCAGCCAGACGGCTTCACGACTGGCGAAGTCGTCGAAGTCTTCTACACCGGCCTCACCCAGAACGCAACGAAGGGCAGCCGCACGGCGATTGCCACCGATCTCGCGGTTGGTAGTGTCCTCATGGAAACCGCCGAAGGTTTTGATCGTGGCGTTGGCAACGACTACACCCGTCCGTTCACGGCGGGCATCACGGCGAAGCGTCCGATCATCATCATCACGGAAGTTCCTCCGGGCAGCAAGCGCGGCGGGGTCGTGCGTGGTGTCAAGAAGGGCATTGCCCGCGTGCTGACTACTGATGCAAGCGTTCTTGTCAATGACGGCTTTGTGCCCATCGACGGCGTTTTCACGGTTGCAGACACCGCCAGCCGCGACTACTCATCCTACGGCACCTGCTTGACTACCAGCGCGGACACGAACCAGAAGTTCATCACGGTCAACCTTGATGAGCAATCAGTCGGCTAATCCACAAACTTGACTCCGGGCCGTGAAAGAACCAACGAACGCAACTGGTAGACACCTGTTCGTCGGCCCGAAGTCTTTTTATGTCCACATGGAACACAGGCCCGACCTTGGGAACGCTCGTCACGCGGCTTGCCGTGATGATGGGCGTTGCGTCATACACCGATGACGCGGACAACAACGAGCCTCGCGTGCCTGACGATCCTGCGACCCGTGCCCAGTTGATTCAGGCGATCCAATCAGGCTACGGCGACATGATCCGCTCGTGGCGTGGGTGGTCGTGGCTGACGCAGCCGGTCACGGTGGAACTTGGCACAACCGCAACGGCAATGAATCTGGATGGCGACACGTCAAAGTACGTGCTGATGGGTCACGTTGCATCTGGATTCGAGTCTGACCCCATGCTGGTGTCGCCTGGTCAAACGACGCCGTTTCGCCTCATGCAGAAAAGTGCGGGCGAAATCGTCTCGCGCCTCGCATCTGACCCGAAAACGGGTCGGCCTTTGTGGGTGTCGCTGCTGAGCGTGCCCAGTAAGGTGCCGAATTTGCCCCCTCGCACGGTGGTTGCCGTGTGGCCCAAGCCTGACGGGGCGTACACGATCACGGCGACGATTCGCCTTTCGCAACGGTTGTACATCTCAGACCTTGGCGAAGCCTTGCCCTGCCCGGTTGAACACAGTGAAACCGTGGTGTATCTGGCGGCTCGCAAGTTGCAAGTGGAAAGCCCCAAGCCCAGCGGCCCCAACCTTGAAATCCTGAACGCCGAATGCGCGCGGATGCTCAAAGAAAGCAAAGACCTAGACGCGACCAAGCGGCCAACAACCGTATCACAAATGATACCGTTTGACCGCGACATGCGCGATCCCTTCGCACCTCGATACGGCACAAGCAGCCGCGTGGAGGTGTTGCCATGAGGATGCGACTGCTTGGCCCCAAACGCGGTATCACCGATCAGGTCGAGAACGTCAACACGCCGCGGGACTTCACGGCGCCGGAAGCGATGGTGAACATCGTCCCCAATTCGGGAAAAGATGGACGCGACAACCTCGGAAGCCGTGACGGGCTGACCAAGGTGTTTCGCACGCAGATCGGGATTCAACCCGTGCGGATGATGGGCGTCATTGGCCGAAGCATCACGTTTGTCCAGTCGTGGAATCAACAGTCTGCGCTCACCGGCGAAAACGCTGCGGGTGGCACCGTGCCGGTGGCGCCGCCTGTTACCTACTGCTGCTGCGAGATTGGTTACGACGGGTCAATCCTGAAGACGTATGTGGACCCTGACGCGACATATGCGACGGCATCGGCCTCGGGCTGCTGCGCCGATTTGATGCCCGAATTGCAGACGTGGCGGACGAACGGGCCGGTGCTGGCTCGTGCGGCGTTTTTCTGCAATGTCACGAAGACCTACGGATTTGGTACTCGCAAGATTGTGCGGGTTCACATCATCGAAAACGGCGCCATTACCAAGACTTACGAATGCGAAGACGCTGACCCCGGCGATGCTGTGACGGTTGCTGCTGACGACATTGTGGGGACTGCCTGCGAGTTTGTTGGCCCCTACTTGATCGTCACTGCCGGGAAGTACGTGTACGTTTTCAATGCGACGCTTGGAACGTCGGATGCTCTTGCTGGCGGATCGGGCTACCTGCAACGCTCGCAACTGGCGGGCTGGTCGTGGGTGTGTCACAACGCCCGCGGCTTCTACATCCGCGCTCGCGAGCAAGTCGTGTCAAACAACGGCGCGACCGTGCAATATCGGTTCAATGCAGCGCGGCCCATCGGGTGCGTCGCCGTGTGCTATCGCGGCTCGCCGACCAGCGGCGGCGCGGTATCGGCAACGGGAAACAGTGAAGGCTCGTACATCCGCTCGGGCGTCGCGACGTTCCTGCTGGCCGAATGGCCGACGACACCCGGCGCTGACTGGTACGAACCAAACGGCCCGGTTGACATCGCGGCCCAGCAAGCAACCTCGAACCTGCTGGAAGGTTTGGAGAAGGTCGAAGAGCATAACGAAGGGCAACCGGACTTCCGCATTGCGGAATGGGTTGACACCAAGGGCCGGATGCCGCTCGATATCGCCTGGTCGGTGCGGTATGGCAAGAGCGATGTCAACCTGCCGTTTGACAACTCGCAGAATGTGCGGGCGGCGATTGTGTGTTCAAACGACGGGTATTCGTCGAGCAACGAAGCCCCCAACGGTGCCCGCGGCTACTTCAACGTGCTGCGGACTCAGACGACGATGGTTGATCTCAACAACTCGGGCGCAACCTACGACACGCTCGATGTGCAAAGCCGAAAAGACAACTGGCTCGCGAGCGGCAACTACAACGATCTGGCGTTCCTCGCGAACGGCGCGTTGTCTCCGGATAACGGCGTCGGCCCCGAGATTTCGACGACGTGCGTTGCGATTCCTCCGCCGGCTCCAAACTCGCCCTTCTCGGCAACTGATTCGCTGATTCTGGCGGGGTCGTTTGCGGATGGTGCGAGCGTGCGCTCGCTGGGGGACCGCGGCAGCTTGTCCGACTGGTCAAAGAACCTTGGCACGCATATCGGTGTGCGCGGGATGTCGGTTGGGACTCTGCGGTATGGCGCGTTGTCGGGGAGTTACAACAACGCGGATATCGCTGGGGCTTCGGGCATCGTGCAGGCTGTGGCGGTTGGTCGTCGAAACAACACCTGGACGGGATCAGGCGGGGCGAATGCCTGTGTGTGGCTGATTGATCCGGTGTTTGGTGATATTCGGGCAAAAGTGGATTTGGGTGTAAATGCACGCCAATGCGCGATCATGGGAAATGGTCGGGCATTGGTGGCGCACGAGTTCAAACCGTGAAAGGAAGAATTAGATGCGAAAACTGCTGCTCACTGTTGCCGTTCTCTCTCTGGTCGTCATGCTCCCCGGCTGCTCGTCTATGGGTGGTCTGTTTGGCACACAAGGCGAATCAGGACCGGACCCGCAACTAGCGGCGCAAGTTGAACTCGCCAAGGCCAACCTCGAAGAACTGAAAGCCAACGCGACCGCCGACATTACCAAAGCGGTCGAAGCGGGCGATGCGAAGTTGGAAGCCAAGGCACGCGAAACGGTCGCGACGGTCGAGAAGATTCAAGCCAAGGTCGCGGTAGTCGAAAACACCATCAAGCGCGATGCCGCTGGCAACGTCGATGCCGCTGGCACTGCAACCGGCGCCGCCGCTTTGCTGCCCCCGCCGTGGAACGTGCTGGCGATGTTGGGAATCCCCCTCATCGTCGGCGGCATTCAGGAACGCCGCAAGCGGCAATCTGACGCGAACGCAAAGAGCATCGTCAACTCCATCGACGTGCTAATGACCAAGAACGAAGCCGTGAAGTCGGCTCTCAAGAACGTGGACGCCGAAACCAAGGCAGCCGCACACGAGCAACTTACACCGGCCGCAAAGAAACTCATCAACGCTGAGAGCGTGACGTGAAGGAGGTTCAAGTGTTGTGGATTTTGGCACAATCTATGCACGTAAGCGAAAACGCGACCTTCACCATCACGATGGGCGTGGCGGCGTGCGTGGTCGTATTTTCGGTCATGGCAACGTGGCGAATCACAGGCAAGTTGTCCAGCATCGACAACAACATCTTGTCGATGCGGCAAGAGCTTGACAACTCATTCACGCTGGACAAAGCCAGCGAGCAAGCCCTTCGCATGGCGATTGAAAACCCTGGTATGCGGGTGCCTGACCCGCGCGACCCAACCAAGATCATCGAAGTGAAGTCTCGCGACGACGAAAGCAAATCATCTGTCACAGCATCAACTCGGAGCAAGTAATGAGCGAAGAAAACCCCCAAAGCGAACAGACACCTCAGATCAAGTTTTCGCCCCGTAGAGGCGGCTGATTGCCGCAAAGGAATGACGTATGACGTATGCCCCTCAATCCCACCGTGCCCTCTTTCGCGTGGCCGATGCGTATGCAGCGGCTGAGACGCAGCCTGTGGCAATCATCAATCCAGGCGACTCGCGTTCGTCTTACACGCGATTTCGCTTTGTTGCGCACATGCTGCGGCGGTTCAACGTGCCCATCGCGTCGCTGTTCTACACGGCGGAAGATTCTACGTCTCCGCAAATGTGGAAAGACGGCTTTGCGTTCTTGCCGGTTACGCTTGCTGGCATCACTGCCGACGTTGCTGCGCCGGGTGCGACGCTCAGCGCGGCGTCTGGTGGAACTGGCATCGTCAACACGTTCCCGGTTCCCATTCGTCAGAGCATGGCATCGACGACGGGAACAGGCGCGCAGACTGGCCGAACATTCTTGCTCTACACTTCGTTTGGCAGCAGCATGAATAGCAGCAACGTGGACGGTTCAACCGGCGGGAACGCTCGTCGCGGATCGCCGTATGGCACAACCAAAGGCGTTTCTGAACTTGAAGTGTTCCGAGTGACCGACACGCGGCTCGATACCGCATGGTCGGCCATGTACGCCGAAGCCGGGCAGTCTACCGACAACCTGAACGAAACGAACCTCGGCGCGATTGCAAGCTTTGGCGCGCCGCCTGCCGCCGCGTCGGGCCTTCTCATCACCACCGAACGGTGGACGCTGCCCGCCAACACGATCACCGCTGGCAACGGTATCACTGTGCGATATCGTTTTGTGTCCGAACCTGGGACCAATCAAGGCGCTGTCGTTGCTGGCGCTCGCGTTCGATTCCGGACCAACGGCGTGACGTTCTACCCCGTCGCCCAGGGCGGATGGTCAACAAGTGACCACATGGCAAACCCTGCCGATGGCATCACCAACACGGATGCGAAGTACACGGACGCGGGCATTGATCAATTCCTGTCGAAGATTGCCACCGAAAAGATTGTGATTCTCCGTGTGGAACTTGGGCAAAATAGCAGCACTGGCGCGTTTGACGAATGGAACGGCACGACGGCGGGGCGGTTTGCTCTCAACCAGCAAAACCTAATTCGCCGGTGGCTGGCTCGCCTTGCGGCAGCCGGTCGAACGGTCATTGTCGAGATTGTTCCCGCGTGGTTTGTGGCTGGCGATGAACCGCGACTGACGGCCTATCGCAACGCGGCAAAGCAGATTGCGGCCGCGAACAGCACGTATGCAACGCCGTGGGTCGTCTATGACCAGATTTCAGAGTTGAAGGCGTTTTATGCGGCTTCGGCTGGTGTGCAAGGGCTGGATAACTCGGTCGGACTCATGCCCGCCAATGGTGGCGACGCAGTTCACCAGAACTTTGATCGCACCGTCACGCTTGGAAACGCTGAATGGGACGCAATTCAGGTCGCGGCGCAGCGTCGCCCGTCGTGGGAGGTTCGCACACCCTTCCGTGACCGTGTGAAGACTCGCGGCCCGCACTATCGCCGCTTCTACAACCGCGCAACGTGAGGAGCTAAACAATGCCTTGGTCCGGCGGATCGGGTTCGCCCCTCGTTCACAGTGGCACGAACAAAGACACCTACGTCTTTGGTCTTGCCATGCGCGATGGTTTGCGGCTAGAGGCTCAATGTCGCACGACCGCCGACAGCATCCGGTTCATCCTGTACTCGTCGCAGGATGGTCGAATCGGCTGGGAATGCGGGATTATGACCGATTCCGGCGCGTCTGGGTCAAATCTCACGATTCGCCGCGTCATTGAAGGTACACCCAGCGCTCCCGTCGTTACTGCTGCTCACGGCGTAACGGCGGGGGTGCCGTTTATCCTGCGTGCCGAAGTGTTCAATGGAAACATTATCATTTCGGTGCTTGGCGACAATATCACGCAAGTCAACGTGACGCACGCAAACAACATTGCGCCGACGTTTCGACTCAATGAGTACATCGGGCTGGTGTCGGATGTGAACGGTGCGCAGGTGGGCGTGGTGGTGCCGTTCTACGCGACGTTTACGGGCGAAGACGAAAACGAAATCCTTGTGCTGTCGGCGGACGGCGACGTATGGATGTCGCTGGATGGTCGCGAGCCGTCGAAAATTGGCAGCAAATCGTTCTTGGGCAATGACACGCTGAGCATGGGACAAATGGGCGGCGTTGGCTACATCGTCGGCGAAGGCCGTGCGCGCAAGGTGGACCCGACGACGCGGGCGGTGTCGGACTGGTCGCCGCAAGCCATGCCGGGAAGCACTGGGCCGGGTACAACATCGGCGACGATCTGCCTCGAATACTTCGGGTGCATTGTCGTGGCTGTCCCCAGCGGGCCGGATCGCGGCGTTTACTTCTCAGCGGTTGGCGATCCTGAGAATTTTGTATCAAATCCCGGCTATATCGACGCATCGGCGCCGTTCGTGCTGGGGCCGGGATCGTCATACCCCATCGGCGAAGACATTGTGACGGTCTATCGCACGAGCGCGGACACGCTCATCATCGCCTGCCAGTTTTCGACCTACATCGTGCGCGGGCATCCGGTCTTCGGGAACATCTCGCAGGTGCCGGCGACACTGGACAGCGGTTCGAGCGGACAAAACGCGATTGCCAGCATTGACGTGAGCGGCCAAACGTACATGCACTCGCCTGACGGCGGCATTGTGCTGAACAACACGGGGCCGGGCGGGTCTTACAACCACACTCGCAACCTGATTCGTGCGGGGCTGTCATTTTCGCGCGAAGAGCGCGTGAAGTATCAGACGACTTTGATTCGTGACCCTCGGCGGGCGTGGATGATGATCCTGCTGACGCGGAAAGACACAGGCAACGGCTTGCGGTCGCTTCACTGGATTTACGATGAGCGTGCGGGTTATGACGCGGCCAACGGCGGGATGTACGCGATTCAGTTTGCGACCGACGCGATGGACCCGTATTGCGCTATCAACTGGTTCGGGCGTCCGATCTTTGGGTGCCGCGATGGGTTCATTCGGCAGATTGAACCAACGCAAGACGCAAAGGATGATGGCGTGGCGTTTGCGCAGGAACTGCCGTTGTCGCTCATCGACGCTGAGGGGCTTATTGAGCCGATCCGGTTGACGACGCTGTTTGTGCAAGGCACGCGGCAATCGAGCGATATTCGGATGAAGGTGTTTGGCGGCTATACCGCCGAAGACGTGTTTGATCCGACGGCGCGCCGCCATAAGTACACGACGCGCTCGTATAAGGGCGCAAACAACGCGGCTGACGTGCGGTGCATTCAGACCATCGAAGACAATGCGCTGCTGGCGGTGCTGCTGCCGCACTTTGCTGGTCAAAAGATTTCGCTCGAATACGCTGACGCAAAGATTGAACTTGGTGCGATGCGGCATCAACCGACGCGGCTGATTGCCAAGGGCGGCGATCTCTGCACGCCGTATGCGGCCCCGCTGCCGATCCCCGCCACCGACTTTGAAGCGTGCGAAGAGCCTGCAATCAATCCGCCGCCCCCGCCGGTTGGCGCATGCACGATTGGGGCAAACTGCTCGATCAAGACGCAAGCGGCTTGCTTGGCACTTGGCGGTTCGTGGGCGGGCGCTGGCACAACTTGCCCCATCATCGTTCCCCCCAACGACGACAGCGAAACCACGATTGAAGAATTGCCGGGCAGCATTATCGCAGAGCCTCTCACCGAGAACAAGGAATGCACGATTGGTCCTGGTGGGCCTACGCCGCCTGGGGGTTACACATGAGCGCCGCCGCAAAGACAGTTGCCAGCGACAATCGGTATGGGCAGCCGGTGGAGATCACGCTGGATGACCGCATTGCAGACGCAACGCGCGTCGCGCAGGTGTCGGTGACGACGGGCGGGGTAGAACTGTGCGCTGCGACCAACGGAAAGCCGACACGAACCGGGGTATGGATGTACAACTCGGGAAGTGTCGATGTGCGGCTGTGCATTGGCAACACGATGGCGACGGCGACGCGGTGGACGGTGCTGCTCAAGGTTGGCGATCAATGGCGAAGCAAGGGGTGTCTTGCCCGCATCACGGCGATTGTCGCATCTGGCACGGGTCAAGTGCAAGTAACGGAGGTGGTGTAAATGCCTGGCATCAAACCGCCACCGGGCTGGGGCAACGGGAACGAGTCCTTTGGTGATGCCGTCTTTTCGGGCGGGCTTGAACTCAAATCGCCAGTATTCACCTATGACGGCTCGGGCCGGGTGACGCGGATTGACTACGCGAGCGCGGCTTACAAGACGTTCACGTATGCGGGCGACTCGCTGACCCGCATTGACACGTTCAACGCAAGCGCCGTGCTGGTTTCGTACAAGGATTTTGCATATAGCGGCGGCGTGCTGTCGTCGATTACGGAGACTGAGCCATGAGTAAAAGTAACGCTCTCGAAAACGACGTGCTGGGGCTGGTGTTCAACGCGACCGCCTTTCCCGGTGCGTATGGGTCGAATCTGTTTGTATCGCTGCACACGGGCGATCCCGGCGAAGCTGGCGATCAAACCACGAATGAGGCGACGTACACGAGTTATGCCCGCGTATCGGTGTCTCGTGATGTGGCCGGCTGGACCGTGACGGGAAACACTGCGGTCAATGCTGCGGCGATCACATTCCCGCAATGCACAGGCGGGACGAACACGATCACGCACTGGGCGGTGGGCACGGCGTCAACTGGCACCGGGCGGCTGCTTTACAAAGGGTCGCTGACGGCTTCGTTAGCGGTTGCTAACCTCATCACGCCGCAACTGCTCGCGACCACGCTGCAAATTCAGGAGGATTGACTTATGCCGTTTTCGTCTATCGACTCGCTCGTGAATGCTCTCACGAACGGGAATCAAAACAAGATGTTCTATCAGAAGTCGAGCAACAACGCGGCGGGTTCTGCTGCTGGTCGCTGGCATGACTGCCTGCAATGGAACGGTGTGCCATCGGCGATGAGCTTGGG